CTCGTCGTCTGCCGGGTGCTGCGGGCGCTGGCGTGTTGCGGCAAAGCGCGGGCTTTGTGGCGATGACTGAAGCGTCTGACGACGTGCTGGATATGCTCGATCCGATCCTCGCCTATGAGCGGTTGACCGGCCGGGCGGGTATCGCGACGCAGGCCCAGGCGAATCGCCGCCAAGGAAGCCGACAGTTCCGCGAGGACATCACGGCGTCGGCTGGCCGGTTCAATCCGGCCACGGGAAACTATGTCGCGGATGCTGCGCTGCAAGGCGTGGAGAGTGTCGTTCCGTCCCTGACCGGCATGGCCCTGGCCGCTCTGACGGGCGGGACGGCTGCGCCTGTGGTGGCTTCGGCCTTCCTCGCTGCGCCTCAAGGCGGCACGTCCTACGCTGAAGCGCGTGACGCCGGCCGTGGCGTGGGCCAGTCCCTCGTCTATGGCGTGGCCCAGGGGACGACGGAATACGCGGGCGAGCGCCTTCTCGGCGCCGGCAAGCTTGTCGAGCGGCTGGCCCTTGGTCAACCAATCCTCCGCTCGATCCTCCGCAATCAACTTGAGGAACAGATAGGCGAGCAAGCCACGACGGTTCTTCAGGACCTGAACCAATGGGCGACGATCAATCCCGACAAGCCGTTCTCCGATTATCTGAAGGCTCGTCCGAACGCGGCGCTGCAAACGGCCATCGCCACGGCTGTAGGTACGGCGGTGACCGGTGGTGTGGTCGGCGCCGTCACCGCACCGATCCGTGAAGGCGTGACACAAGAGGCGCGCGCTACTGACGCGGTGGTCGATGCCAAAGCGTTTTCCGATCTGGAAGCCCAGGTCGCCGGTAGCGAGCTGATGACCCGCGCGCCCGATGCTCTGCGCGGCGCCCTTGATCAGATGCTCGACGGCAAGACGGTTTTCGTCCTCGGCGAGAAGGTTGTCGAGTTCTTCCAATCGAACCCTGATCTCGACCAATGGCTGGACGAATGGGACATCCGCGATCAGGTCGAGCAAGCGGCTGCGGCTGGGACAGACGTGGCGTTCAGCCAAGGCGATTATCTGGTTCGTGTGGCCCCGACTGCGGCCGGCGCGGCGTTCAAGCCTGATCTGCGGTTTGCCATCGGGGCAATGTCTGAGCGCGAGGCGGCTGATAGGTCCAAGGCGCAACAGGACGGCGAGACCGATCCCGTTCTGGCCCTGCTGGATGAGTCTATCGCGCGGGCTCAAGAGGTGAACGATGCGGCTGAGCCGGTGGCACGCGTTCAGGCTGACGTGTTCGGCAAGCTGCGGGCTGCGGGCGCGACGGTCGATGTGGCGCGAGAACAGGCGACAGCTGTGGCGGCTCGCTCCGAGGCTCGTGCTGCGCGGCGCGGTGATCGCTTCCCTGACGCATGGGCGGCCTACCAGGCGAACCCGCTCGACATTTCCCAGGCGCTGCCGGAAAGCGTGCGCCAGAACATGGGCCGAACCGACGTTTTCCTGCGGGCTCTGCGGGAGAATCGCGCCTCCCCTACGCAACGCAGGATGCTAGGCCGGTCCTTGAATGAGTACCTGTCAGCCAATGGTGGAGTTTACGACGTAGGCGGCGATCTGGCGTCGATGGGGCTGGACCAATGGCATCGCGGGCGGCCCGGCGTTCGCAAGCTGCTGTCGGACAACAACGGCTCGAACGGTCTCGACTATGCGCTGACCCGCGCGATCGAGGGCGGTTATCTGCGAGCTGACGCCACGGTCGACGATCTGACGGCGGCGATGGGCGAAGAGCTGCGCGGTCGCCCGACCTATTCGCAGGGGTTCGAGCGTGACCTAGCCGGCGAAGAGAACGCCGCCGCGCTCAACGATTTCGAGCAAGTCCTGAACACGATGGGCGTTGACCTGTCGAAAGAGACCGACGCAGAGGTAAAGGCCAAGCTCGACAAGCTGGCGAACGCGGTCGACGGCGGGGAGACGCTGAATCAGTCCAAGGCCGTCACCCAGACCGAAACGCCCGAGTTCAAGGCCTGGTTCGGTGAGAGCAAGGTCGTCGACGCGGACGGCCAACCTCTGCGGGTTTATCATGGGACCGCTGCGGATTTCGACGCCTTTGACACATCGGGCGCAATGTCGAACGGCGGACAAGGTGCGTATTTTTCTAGCGACCCCAACATTGCGCGGGCCTATGCGGGCCGGGCGACACAGGGAAGTGCGGGGGAGGGCGGGCGCACGGTTCCGGTCTATCTTTCGATTCAAAACCCATTCGTCATCCCCGCTGGATCGAGGTCCTTTGCTGACCGAATCCGCGCGGCCATTGACAAGAAGTTCCGTCGCGAGATTGAGCGCAAGGAGTGGAGCGAGGCCGGCAAGCAAAGCGCCTATGTCTCCAAGGAACGCATCGCGCTTCTGGAAGCCGAGGGCTATGACGGAATCATCAACGATGGCGTGAACGAGATCATCGCGTTCCGACCCGAGCAAATCAAATCCGCGATTGGCAACCGTGGCACGTTCGATGCAACCGATCCGCGTATCCTGTATCAGTCGAGCGGCGAGAGCCTGAACGACATCCTCGCTGCGGCCGACGATCAGGGCATCAAACTCTCGGTGAGCGAGCCCCGTGACAGGCTGTCGGTTCTGTCGATGATTGACACGCGCGGTGCCAGCCAAGGCGAAGGCGCCGGTTCGGCGCTGATGGAGCGGCTTGGGGCCTGGGCGGATCGCGAAGGCGTTCGTATTGCGCTCACGCCTGAGAAGGTCGGTAACACATCGAAGGCTCGGCTGGTGGCGTTCTATAAGCGTTTCGGGTTCTCGGACAACAAGGGCCGGTCTCGCGACTTCTCGACACGAGAAGCAATGCTTCGGGAGCCCCAAGCTTCCGCCGCTGAAGACGCTTACATCGCCAGCATTAATCCATCTGGAACCCGACTTGAGGAAAGCGACCGTCCGAACCTCGGCATGGGCGATATGTATGGCATGGCCCCCAAGGGCGCGCGTCAAATCAAGATCAAATCTGTCGAAGGTCTTGGCCGCGTTCGGTTCGTCGAAAGCAATGGGGACATCTACGCCCTGGCCGCGAACCCTGATCTTGGCGGCGAGGAAGATGTCGTCGGCTACATGATGGCGCGCGGTGACAACACGACTGAGCTAGCCGTGGTGAACGAGGCGCAAGGCAAAGGCATCGGCGGCGATCTGTCGTATGAGTTCCGGTCGCGTAATCCGAACGCTCAATCTGGCGGCCTGACTGCTGCGGGTGAGGCTTCTGCAAGGTCGGCTTATCGCCGGATGCAGGGTGCTGTTCTGAACCAGAACACGGGCGCCCCGCGTGGCTCGATCTCGTTCACCGGAAACCGCCAGATTATCACGCTCATGGCGACGGCGGATAAATCGACCTTCCTGCACGAGAGCGGTCACGCCTTCCTGCAAGAGCTGGACGAAGATGCGAAGTTCTCCGGCGCGTCGCAGCAACTGATCGACGACCACAACGCGGTGTTCGAGTGGTTCGAGCGGAACGCGGACAAGCTGGCGGCCTATGCGACCAATCAGGGCGGCGAAACGATCACGGCTGAGAATGTCACGGTCTGGGCGGCGAAGCGGTCGATGTCGGCTGAGACGCCTGCGGACGCCGCGATCTACACCGCCGCGCATGAGCAATGGGCCGAGACGTTCGAGCACTACCTCATGACCGGCAAGGCTCCGTCGATCCGACTGCGCGGTTCGTTCGAGCGGTTCTCGCTGTGGCTGAAGGCGATTTACAACGGCATCACGCGCTCGCTGCCAAACGCGGTCATCACCGACGACATCCGGGGCGTGATGGATCGCCTGCTGGCGACGGATGAAGAGATCGCCGCTGCTCGCTCCACGATGGGCCTGACGCAAGAGCTTGAGACCATGCGGGGCCTGATGACGCCGCAAGCGTTCGAGGCCTTCGCTGATGCCGTCCAGCGCGCGGCTGACACGTCGCACGACGATCTACTGGCCCAGACCATGAAGGCCGTCCGTCGTGAGAAGACGGCGGAATGGAACGCGCTGGCCGCTGAGATCAGGCCCGACGTTGAGGCTGAGGTCGATGCGATGCCCGACGTGGCTGCGATCCGCTTCCTCCGCGAGAACGGCCAGGGCCTAAGCCGTGAGTTCGTCGTCGCCATGCTCGGGAATGAGGCGGGCCTTGCCCTACTGCCGAAGGGTGTCCCGCCCCTGGTCCGCGAGAACGGCCTTCATCCCGACATCGTAGCGGAGGCTGCGGGCTATCCCTCGGGCGTCGCCATGCTCAACGGTCTGATGGATATGCAGGCCGAGAAGGTCGCGGCCAAGTCGCGCGGGATCGACGGCTCAGTTCGCTCGACGCGGATCAATGACCGGATTCGCGAAACCCTGCTCGACCGCTATGGCGACATCCTGAACGACGGGACGATTGCGGAAGAGGCCTTAGCCGCGCTCCACAACGAGAAGCAAGGCGAGGTCAACCAGATCGCCTTGACCGTGCTAGGGCGTCGGGTCGGTCAATCGCCGTCACCTCTGTCGGTCCTGCGCGCATGGGCTCGCCGGCATATCGGGGAGCGTCCGATCAGTGCGGCCCGGCCCGACCGGTTCCTTCAGGCTGAGCGCAAAGCGGCGAACGCTGCGGCCCAGGCCATCGCCAAGGATGACCGCTCCGAGGCCTACAAGCAAAAGCAGGCGCAGCAGGCGAACTATGTCCTGTATGCCGCCGCTCGTCAGGCGCGCGAGGACGTGGACAAGGCCGTCACGCGGATGCTCAATCTGGGGCGCAAGCGCACAATCGGCTCGATGGATCAGGACTATCTTGACCAGATTCATGCCCTGCTGAGCCAATACGATCTGCGCCCAGCGAGCGCCCGTGAAGTCGCCGCACGGCAAAGCCTGATCGACTTCGTGGCGGAACAGGAAGCGGCTGGCCGCGCTGTCATGGTCCCCACTCGCTTGCAAGCGCAGGCCGAGAAGAAGCACTATTCGACCCTGACCGTCGATCAAATCCGCGAGCTGGACGAGGCGGTTTCCAATCTCGTGCAACTCGGCAAGCTGAAACAGACGCTTAAGGACGGGAAGGAGCGTCGCGAGAAAGAGTTGATCTTCCAGGAAGCGGAGGACACAGCCAACGGCAATCTGAAGTCCAAGCCCCGCAAGGATGGGTTCGCGTCCGAAGAACAACTGACATCGAAAATGAAGGCCTCGCCTCAGAGTTTTGAGGCGTCGATGGTCCGTATCCAAGAGTATTTCAGGCGTCTTCAGAACGGCTTTGACGGGGTGTTCACGCGGATGCTCGATACGCCGGGCCAAGAAGCCTACGAGCGGCTGTCTGATCTGCGGGCCTCTTTCTGGAGCCCGATCCGTGTGGCTGAGAAGGCGATCCCTGACGGTGTGCGCGCTCGGTGGTTTGAGCGCCTGAGCAACCACCCGATCATCAACCCTGAAACCAATCAGCCGTTCGATTCGCTCATTCGCCAAGACCTGATCGGCATGGCGCAACACGTTGGCTCCGTGTCGAACTTTGAGGCGTTCGCCAAGGGCTGGGGCGTCATCCCGCGCAATGCCGACGAGTTCGCTGTCGAGGCCGGCCGCCAGGATTTCATCCGCTGGCTCGGCACGGAAATGAACGAGGTCGAATGGGACTATGTTCAGGCCTGGTGGGACGCGCGCGAACAGCAGCGCGAAGCCTATTTCGAGAACGAACGGGAAATGACCGGCATCCGTCCGACACCCGTTGAGGCGGCGCTGTTCGAGGTGAACGGGCGTAAGTTCTCGGGCGGCTATGCGACCATAGTTCACGACACTCGCTATGATAAACTAGCGCGGGATCGGGACGCGCAAGACATGGCCGATCCTTTCGGCGGTGTCACGCGCCGGGCCAAAACCTCGAACGGCTCAGCGAACGACCGGACGGGCTACGTCGGGCCTGTCGATTTCAGGATGAAGATTGCTGCATCGTCTGCTCATACGCAGATGGTCCGCATCGCCTACGGCCAATATATCGAGAGCGCGGTCGAGTTCCTGGAGAACGACAAGGTGCGCGCGGCGATCATCGATAAGCTCGGACGCCAGGCGCACATCAATATGCAAGAGTGGCTGTCCGATCAGGTCAAGGATCATGGGATGCCGGAGCTTGCGAACCGTGAGGCTGACAGCTTCATGCGAAGCGCCCGCTCGAATGTGGCAATCGGCTCGATGCTCTGGAGCTTCACGACGCTGTTGTCCCAGGTCGCGGGTATCGCTCAGTCTATCGGCGGTGTTGGGATCGGCACGTTTGCGAAGGGTCAGGCTCTTTCGTCTGCGATGGTGGCCCGCTCTGGTGATCCTCTGGCGGCGGTGAAGTTCATTCTATCCAAGTCGAAGTATATGAATTCCCGACTGAACGAGGGAGGTCTTGATGCTTCGGTGCGGGCGGCCGCGCTAGCGAGCGAGGAATCGTTCAATCCCAAGCTGGTCGTCGCTCGTGGCGTGAGCGCAAAGAACCGTCTCAAGCACCTCATCAACGTTGAGCGGTCGGCAAAGAACAACGTCGCGGTGGTCGGTAGTTCGCTGATCGGCTTGGTGGATCTCGTCGGCGCATCTGGCCCGTTGTGGATCGGTGTTTATGACAACGCCTTGGTTCAGGGGATGGATGAGGAAGCGGCTGTCAGGGTGGCGAACAATGAGGTCGTGCGCGCTCAAGGTGGATCGCGTCCGATCGACCGCTCTCCCCTGATGCGCTCAAAGGGGATGCTTCAGAACCTGACGATGTTCTTCGGCTGGGCGAACGCGATGTATAATGTCCAGCGCGGCGCCATCCTTGATCTTCGTGACGGCAAGAACATCATGCTTTCGGTTCAGGCTATCGGGGCGACGATGATCCTCGGCCCGCTGATGAACGCTATGCTCGGAGGCGATGCGCCGTGGGACGATGATGAAGAAGGTCTGTTTGCATGGTTCTTCCGCAACGTCCTCTTCGGGCTGGGCGATAGCACGGTAGGCGTCCGAGACCTGACGAACATTGCTGAGCGCAAGCTGCAAGGCAAATATGCCGGCGACCCATATGGAACGGTCCTTCAGCGCCTGTATGGAACGAACAAGGTTCTGGCCGATGACCTTTATGCGGCGGCGATCTCTGATGACGACAAGGAGGTTTCCAAGAGGTGGCCTTCCCACGTCATCAGTGGGATTGGCTATGGCCTGGGCTGGGGTGGCACGGCTCAAGCCAGCAAGACGGCCAGCTATGCCGTCGATGTGGCCGAGGGAGATCAGGAGCCGGCGAACATTCTGGACTGGATCAGTGGCGTCCTGCGCGGACCAGAGGACCGGCAGAAGAAATGACCGGGCCAACCCAAAGTGACGCGGGCGCGTTTGTCGTGTATTCGGGTTTCATCAAGAAGGGTGCGCGGATGCAATCGACCGCCATTGTCAGCGTTCCGGCACGTCGTCGGCTTTGTGTTGTGTCTGATCGGAGGGGCCGGATGTCGTCGCGTCGTGGTGTTCGCCCTGAGCTTTTCCAAGGGGCAACGTCTCCAGCCTATAAGGCGATCACCCGACAAATCGACGACTATGCGGAACGGACGGAAGCTCTGTTTGATCGCATGGAGAAGCGCCTTGATCGCATGGACAGCGACGTGCAGCGGACCCAGGCGGGGCAGGACCGCTTGACGAACGAGCTGGCGGAAATGCGCCGCGACGTTGGCGAGCTTCGGGACGCGACGCACATGGCTGCGAACAAGGCGGTGGTGGCGGCCCAGGCGGCGGCCCCGGTTGCTACTGCGGCGGCATCGAACCAGACGATTCATGCCATGCCGAAAACGTGGTGGGGACGCGGCCTCCTGATCGCTACGGCCTTCACGACGCTGATGGTGTCCATCAATAATCTACCGGATGCGGCGCGCGGGATCGAGCGGTTTTGGGCGTTCATCAAGGGCGGAGACGCACCGGTTCACGCTGAAGCCAAGGCTGAAAAGAAATGACTGATTCTCCGATCTCGCCGCCCCAGGGATGGGTCGAACGCGGGACCGCCGCGATCGGCAACCTCGCCCGGCCCTATGTTCTGATCGTGGCGTCAACGTCGTCGGGCATTGCGACGATTGCCCTCGCGATTCGCACGGTCAGCCTGATCGAAGCTGCTGCGTTTGTGGCTGCGAATTGGGCCGGCGTCGGCGCGCTCTACGGCGCGAAGGCGTTGGAAGAGGGTCGCAAAGCCAAAGCTACGGCTGAAGTCGAGGTCGCCAAGGTCAACGCAGGGACATCGACATGAGCAAGCAACTGTTCGACGCCATTCGCACGATTAAGGGCTCGGCTCTGACCCAGGCCGACGTGGACCTGATTAATGGGGCGCTGGCTGCGGGCTCTGAACCTGAAGCGCCGTCCGTGCCTGAGGTTGATCCGGAGTTGATCGCCCAGCTCAAGATCGACGAGGGCTGTCGCCTGAAGGCCTACAAGGACACCGTTGGCGTCTGGACTATCGGCTATGGTCACACTGGCCCTGAGGTACAGAAGGGGCTTGTGTGGACGCAGGAGAAGGCAGAGGCCGTCCTGATAGCTGATGTCCGCAAGCACAACGCGGAACTTCTGCGCCGCGCACCCTGGATCTCGGGGCTTGATCCGGTTCGCCAGCGCGTCCTCTTCAACATGGCGTTCAACCTCGGGATCAATGGCCTGCTGGGGTTCAAGAACACCCTCGCTTATGTGCAGGCGGGGAAATACGACTTCGCCGCTGATGGTATGCTCAAGAGCAAATGGGCGGGTCAGGTCGGTGATCGGGCTGTGCGTCTCGCCAAGCTGATGCGGGGGGGCTGATCATGTTCGACAAACCTGTTCGCCGGATCAGTGGCGCCGTCCTCACCATCGCCGTTTACTGCCTGATTGGTTTCTTGTTCGGGTTCTTCGCCTCGGGAGGTCTGCCGTGATTCCATATCGCATCCCCTATCGGACCATCATGATCCTGACGGTGATCGTGGTGGCGGTGTTCGTGCTGCTATCGTGGCGCGCATCCTGCACCCGGAACGAGCGCATGAAGGAAGAGGCGACCATTGCTGACGCGGTGGCCGTCAATCTCGACAAGGT